ACACCGTAATATTAATAAACCTCAGCTTGTTAATACAATTAACAATAAAGACTGTTGTGTTGAAGTAAACTTCACAATCGGTAAATCAGAATTTTCAGTTAAGCGTGGCATTAAACCAAACATTTTTGAGATTTGGAAAAATGGTACGATGATGAATCAATCATCACACGCTAAAGAGTACCAGAAGATCCTTGAACAAAACATCATTAAGTTGAACCATAAGTCGTTCCACCAAATTGTTGTGTTGGGCTCTTCCTCCTTCATTCCTTTCATGCAGCTTCCAGCGCAGCATAGACGTGATGTTATCGAGGATCTTCTGGACATTAATATTTTTTCGAAGATGAATCAGATCGTAAAAGAAAAGAATGCTGAGTTAAAAGATAAACTAAAAGACTTAGGCTATAAGCTTGAATTAAATAAAGAGAAGATTGAACTTCAAAAAAAATATATTCGCGAAGTAGAGGAGTTAAGCAATGATCAAATCGAGGAAAAAGAAAACGAAATCTCTATTGCAGAAGAAACCATTTCGAGTTTACAGTTGGAAAACGTCAACTCGTCCGAAGAAATTGAAAAGCTCTCCGAAGGTCTTGACGAAAGTCTCAAAAAGAACAACGATAAGAAGCAGACGCTCCTCCATTACGGAGCAGAGTTTAATCAAAAAATCAAGCAACTTGTTAAGGACTCGAAGTTTTACGAAGAAAATGATACATGCCCCACATGTTCCCAAGATATTAATTCAGACCTTCGATCGGAGAAACTCTCCACCGCCAGATCCAAAGCATCAGAGATACAAAAAGCGTTGGATGATGTCGCTGAGCAGTCAGCTACTGTGGAATCAACTCTTACACGGCTTAACGATATCTCAAATGAGATCCGAACCAAAACCACACTTATATCTGGCAACAATCGAGAGATCGTACGGTTGCAAGGACAGATTAACAATCTCACCTCTGCCATATCAAAAATACGCGGCAATGATGGTGATGTAGCTTCATCTAAATCAGATCTTGAAGAATTAAAACAGGCCACTAATTCTTTGCTTGAAGATCGTCTGCAATTAAACGAGGAATTTTCTTACAACATCGTAATTAGTGAGATGTTAAAAGACACTGGTATTAAAACAAAAATCATTAAGCAGTACCTGCCAGTTATCAATAAACTAACAAATCAATACTTACAAATCCTAGATTTCTTTGTTCACTTTAATCTTGACGAATCATTCCAAGAAACAATTCGATCTCGCCACCGTGATAGCTTTTCATACGATTCATTTTCTGAAGGTGAAAAGCAGCGTATTGACTTGGCCTTGTTGTTTACTTGGCGGCAAATCGCTAAGATGAAAAACTCAGTGTCTACTAACTTGCTTATCTTAGATGAAACCTTTGACTCATCTCTAGATCATGATGGTGTAGACAATCTAATAAAAATCTTGTATACACTTGGTGATGATACAAATGTGTTTGTTATTTCTCATAAAGGCGAAATACTAGATGGTAAGTTCAAGGATAAGCTTGAATTTTATAAAGATAAAAATTTCAGTAAAATGAAGTTTAGTGGTTCACAAATCGAAAATAATGTGGTATAATATATTATGCATAAAAAACGGAGTATAGAATGGAACTAAGTGAAAATACTATTCAGCTACTTAAGAACTTTGCGTCGATCAATTCGAACATTGTAATTAAGCCTGGATCAAATATCTCTACAATCTCAGAGGCAAAGAACATTCTTGCTTCAGCCGATGTACCTGAAGAATTTAATCAAGAAATCGGCATCTATGATTTAAATGAATTCCTTGGTGTTCTTGGACTTGTGGATACACCACGGCTAAAACTAAATGAAGACCACGTTGTGATTGGTGACTCAACCGGTCGTTCAAAGATTCGTTATTTCTTTGCAGATAAAGAAATGTTAACTTCACCAAGCAAGCCGGTTAACATGCCTGTAGCTGATGTTAAGTTTCATTTAGATAACGATACTTTAAATCGTATCAAGCGAGCTGCTTCTGCTTTAGGACACAATGAATTATCAATTACTCCTAATAATGGATCAGTTACTCTTACTGTAACAAGCACTGATAACTCAACTGCAAACAGTTTTTCAATTGATGTTACTGGCGAATCACAAGCAGATAAATACAACTTTATCTTTAACATTTCAAATCTTAAAATGTTATCCGGTAACTACGACGTTGAAATCTCGTCTAAACTAATTTCGCAATTCAAAAATACAAACACATCCTTGAAGTATTGGATTGCTCTTGAAAAAAATTCTAAGTATGGAGAATAATATAAATGGATCACTCTAAAGCATATGAAACAATGAACAATGTTGCTCGTTCATCTATTGCTGTTATTGATACTATCGCTCAACGTGGTGGTTTTAAAGGCGAAGAACTTTCAACAATTGGCCAACTACGTGATCAATGTCAGCATGCTATTCAAATTGTGGAATCATACAAACAAGAATCTGCTGAAGAATAATTAAGGATATTACTATATTATGAATAATGATTTTCTGTGGGTCGAACGATATCGTCCACGAACTATTGAACAAACTATCCTACCTACACAACTTAAAACAGTATTTCAAAAAATAGTCGAGTCCGGCGAAGTGCCTAATATGCTTTTTACAGGCACAGCTGGTCTCGGTAAAACTACTGTAGCCAAAGCTTTATGTAATGAGCTTGACTTAGATTATATCTTAATCAATGGATCTGAAGAAGGTAACATTGATACTCTTCGTACGAAGATTAAACAGTTTGCTTCCTCTGTTTCACTTAGTGGTGGATACAAAGTAGTTATTCTTGATGAGGCTGATTACTTAAATGCTCAGTCTTTTCAGCCAGCACTTCGTGGATTTATTGAAGAATTTTCAAATAACTGTCGATTTATTCTTACTTGTAATTTTAAGAATCGTATCATTGAACCTCTTCATTCTCGTTGTTCTGTCTATGAGTTTAACACTGATCGTAAAACTCTAGCTCAACTCTCAATGCAAATGATGACTCGGTTAAAAGATATTCTACAAACTGAAAAGGTAGATTATGAAGAAAAAACTCTAGCCGAAGTCATTATGAAGTATGGGCCAGACTGGCGTAGAGTTCTAAATGAATGCCAACGTTATGCAATCAGTGGTAAGATTGATGCTGGTATTCTTGTAAGTCTAAGTGATACATCATATCAAAATCTTATGACTTATTTGAAGGATAAAGACTTCAAGAAAATGCGGCAGTGGGTTGTGAATAACATTGACACTGATGCATCATCAATCTTTCGTGGTATTTACGATCGTATGTATGACAAAGTTAAGCCACAATCTATCCCTCAAATCGTGTTAATCTTAGCTGATTACCAATATAAGAATGCTTTTGTAGCAGACCATGAACTTAATGTTGTAGCTTGTATGACTGAAATCATGGCAAACGTGGAGTTTCAATAATGGCCGCATATGATGGTTTAAATAATGCATGTATTTTTGACTTTGAAACATTGTCACAAGAACAAACAAATGGTGTTGTTCTTTCAATGGCAATGGTAAACTTTGCTGAGTCTAGATTTACAAGTGATATTCCATATACATTCGAAGAGCTCGTTGAGAATACTCATACAATCAAATTTAATGTGGAAGAACAAGTAAAAAAATATAAGCGTATTATTAAAAAAGACACTTTAAAGTGGTGGGTTCAACAAGGTGATTTGGCTAAAGAACAATTAAAGCCAAGTCCTGAAGACGTATCAATTGACCAGCTTTATAATTTCTTTATTGTAAATAAATCTGCAAATGTAAAAAAGGTTTACACACGTGGAAACACCTTTGATCCTATCTTCCTTGAATATATTATGAGACAAACGAATAACCCTATGCCATATGATTGGTGGGAAGTACGAGATACACGCTCACTTATTGAAGGTTTATCATGGGGATCTGATTTACGAAATAATTTTATTCCTGAAGGTTGCGCCGGTTTTATTGCACATGATCCAAAGCATGATATTGCGTTGGACGTTATGAGATTACAAATATTAGTACAAGCTATATCATGAATCATTTTGATTATCTTAATTCAATTAATTCTACTAAAAAAGATATTATGGAAGACGATATCGCTGAAAAAGCATACAACTCTTTCATGGTAAATCGTGGACTATCGTACTTTAATGATACAGTTCTCATGGCAAATGAGATGAATCTATACTCTCACCTCGATAAAAAGTTACAATATCACTTTCTTATAAATATAGTACGGAAACGGAAACGTTTTAGTAAATGGGCAAAGCCTGAAACTGAAAGTGATATTGAAGCGGTTAAAGAATATTATGGCTATAGCAATGAAAAAGCCAGACAAGCTATAACCCTTCTGTCACCTGAAAATATAACTATAATAAAGCAGAAGGTGAATAAAGGTGGAAGAAGAAAGTAAATTAATTGAGTGGGTTCCAGACATGATGCTGGAAGTAACACTCAACGAGCCTGATGATTTCCTTAAAGTAAGAGAAACATTAACACGTATCGGTGTAGCATCACGTAAAGATCGTAAACTCTATCAATCATGTCATATCCTACATAAGCAAGGGCGTTATTTTATCGTTCATTTTAAAGAGCTGTTTCTATTAGATGGTAAGAAATC